ATTCTTGCTTGTATTGCACTTGTGAACGAACAGCAATTTGCTCAACCAAAACCATAGCATCACGATGACCCATCAAGCAAATGCGGTCTGTGGTGGAGTTGCCAGCACCAGTATCAGCATTTGAAGTGGTAAACACAGGGATACCATAGAGTTGACCAATTTCGCCATTGCGGATTGCATCTCCATTACCCACAAATGCTTGCTCTGTATAACGAGCCAAGCCCATAAGCGTGTTACGGCTTGAGGGTGGGATCACAAAGAATCGACCATCCATTGGGGTGTCATTGTCATCAAGGCGTTGGATGGTTCTGCGGATAGCGGCATCTGTCAATGCAGAAGCATTGCTAGTTGTGCTGTTATAAGCAGTAGTGCCATCACCACCAATGAAAGCCTTAGTAGTTGTATTGCTTGTCGCATAGTCATTTGTTCCCACAGTTGCGCCATTGAAAGCACGACCCAATTGGATCAAATCAGTATCGACTTGTTTAGCCAAGGCATAGCCAGCGTCTGCTGTGTAGAAGTTACGCAAACTGTTTAAGGCTTGGGCTTCTACGATGTCTTCGATCAAACGGCTATATTCATAGTGTTTGTTGATAGACACTTGCACTTCAGTCTCTGTGGCGGCAATCAAAGTGACTGCTGTCTCAGCGGCTTTTAGTGAGGCTGAACCACGGGTAGGTGCAGGGATGTGAACCACATCACCCTTTTTACCCTTGAAGTTCATCTTCATTACCGCATTAGCGACAACGAGGTTCTTTTTGTAGGCGGCAATAATCTCATCACTCCAAATTTCAGGAATGAACGTTGCCGAGGTGGTGGTTGTGACCGAATTGGTCGGGCTAAATGCTGTTGCCATGTTAAATCTCCAAAAAACGATAAGTTAATTATTTAACCCGTCCATCTGCGTATGCTTGCATGATTTCCTCACTCAAAGCATCGTATCTGTTCGGGTCTGTCATCTTCAGCCGAATAAGGTCAGCCCTTCGATAAACTCTCTTTGAACTCTCCCCAGAGCCGCCTACATCCACAGTTGCCGCCTTCAAGTTATTCTTACGGGTTGTCTCTCCAGACTCACTCGCTTGCTTAACCTTCACGCCTCTCAACTGCTTAAATGTTGACAACAACTCGTTAGCACTATCGTAGTCAAATGCACCATCCGCCTTCGCAAACAAGTCTAGGCGAACAGGTGAGGATTTCACCCAATTCACAAAGTCTTGGTCTTGAACAATCTGCACATAGTCAGGATGTTCTTGCGTTAACTTCTGCTGTATCTGCATCCGTTTGAAGTCGTTTGCCGCTTGGCGACCCGCAACTACATCGGGATGTTGGTCTACTGTCTTACGAATTGCCTCTTTAGGATTCTCAAAGAAATCTACTTCAGGCTCATCTTTCTCAATAGGTTGTTTGTTAGAACTAAGGTTTTGCTTTATAAGTTCATCTGCCAGTTTACGAATCTCACCGACTTCCTTACCTTGCCTCTCGATCAGCTTTTCAGCTTCCAAGTGCATTTTGACCACATCTTCCAAAGACTTTTCCCGATATTTGTCGGGTATTTGGGCGAGTGGCTCTGTTTCAGGGAGTTGTTTTTGTTCCTCAACTGCGTCTAACTCACTTAGCGTCTCATCTTCTTTATCAATCAACATATTTTTCCTTTTTCCTGCGTTTTGATCGTTCTCAGGACATTTAACTCGCTCTTGTTACGAGTTTTGCTTACGTTCAGACTTCAACTTGTCAAGATGGCTTTTCTCGAACTTCCCATGCGCCGACGGGAAAGAACCAGACCACCCTTCCAACCTAAAGGCTGGCGCACTTAATATGCGGTTGGCTGTATCTCCGCACTCACACCTAAAACTCTGTGTCTCATAATCACAGAATCTTTCGGTTTTATGCCCGTTTTCACAGGCAAATTCAAATATTCTTCTCATCCAATTCCTCGTATGCTCTTTCGCTGACCTCTTTCAAGGTTCTCAGCCATGTCAGAATTGACAACTCGCCCTTTTTAAAGTGCAAAGTCGCTTCGTCAGGGATTGTACTGATATTGTTCAATGATGCAATCATGTTGTCAATATCTTCCATTAAGTCAAGCCATCCATCAGTTCCCATCGTAGAGAACCGATTTTCGTAGTATTTTTGGAGTTCAGGGTTCATTTTGGATATTTAGCCTTAACCGCTTGGCAGTCGGCTATGTATTTGTTAATCTGTGCTTGGTCACCTTTGGCTATGCCATCCAAATAGTCAGTAAACGGAGGATATTCCGCTTGGCGTTTGGCTTTGTATGCTTCTGGGTCAATCCATGCGTTGACTGCATCCATGTCAATAGTTACTTGATTGCCTTGGGCATCAAAAGCACCCGCCCCATCATCAATAGTGACAACATTTGAATATAACGCTCGAATTGCTTTGTGGTTCATGCCGCAACCTCCATTAAAACGATTGATGATGCGGTTCTAACTCTTGTTGAACTATCTGTATCATCACCAGTTGCACCAATTCGTATTGTGTTTCCCGCAGTTTGTCTGCCTTGTAATTTATATGTTATTGATGATGTTGTTGCTGGAGAATCTACAAATTGTGCAGATGCTGGAGTTATAAAGCCACTATCTTGACTATATCCATAAGTAAGATTAAGTGCTTGAGTTCTACTACCAGCGGCATCACCAACATAAACTGCTGTTGAGTCTCTTAATATTCTTGTTTGAGGATAACCAGAACCGCTATTTGCAGAAAAACAAAAACTTACCATTACAAGAATTTTGCTAGAGGAATTTGATGGAGTAATACTTGCAGACAATCCTGTTACATCAGTAAATGATGAAGATGTTGTGCTAAATACATCTGTTTTTGTAGCACTAACCACTTGCAACACCCTACCAGAAGATGCTTGCACCGCAGAAGCACTACCCGCTGTTACTGGGAATGTGATACCAGCGTCACCCGACAAAACTAATGCCATAGTGTTTCCTTATTCTTACAGTTATCAAAGTGCCATCGTCTCATAGCACCAGTTCCACCAATCGCTTCGCAATGAGGGCAAGTCAGTTTTGGTGCAATACTACCCCGTAACTTTGCGGCTCTTTTATCAATGCTTTCTTGGCTTTGTTTTTTACCAAGTTTAGTTTCGCTCATTTTTTTTAATGATTCTGGCGAATGTTTCTTGCCCTTCATGGCAGATGTTTGCCCCTTATGGGCTTTAGACATATGTTCACGATACTCTGGGTTTTCCCATAGTTTTGACACTTTGACGCTGATATTTTCTTTGAACTCATCAGACCAAGGCAAACCTTTGTTCCAAGCGACAGTTAATCCCTTAGTGCCAAGATTCCATCTGCTTATTGGGGGCTTACCACCACCAGTTGTGCAATTCCAGCCAATGTCATCAGTAGGGCGCAATTTGCGCTCAATGTCTAAACAATAATCTTCGTCAGCAATAAGTATCTGAGTTTTAACTAAGTTATCCCACCCATACTTCTGTATAGCAAATTTAAGGTGACGATTACCCTCTAGGTTGTAGTGTTCCCACATACGCCTATCAAAGCGACTAGAAACGCCTATGTACCCCTGACTTGTCATGTCAGTATGGTCAGCACAGCGAATCCAATAGACGCTTGTGGTCATGCTAATTGTTCCTCAGTAGGTCTAGCAAGGGTTGGGTGTTCCCACTTGGCTATGTAATCGCCTTTGCCGTCAGAGTCATTTTGAAGTGTGATTACAGTCAAGAAGTCCTGTATTTGTAGTTCAGGATAAATAGCAATAATTTTTTCGTAGAGTGTCATCATGCCGCCCTTACTAAACAACCATTAAACCAAGTTTCTGCTGAAGCGGCTGATGCATTTTGACCAACTGCAAAAAGAGCATAAAATTCAACATAATCCGTAGACCCATTACAATAAACAAGAGTTCCAGCCATTGCGTTAAAAGCCGCACTTACATCACTTCCTAATTTATAAGCAGAACCATTCTTAAAAATATAAGTTCTTATTGTGGTACTTGCTGAAACTATTCTTATAGAGGCTGTAACTTGATAATAACCAGCCACAGTAGGTGTAAATGTTGAGTTTGTAAAATTGTTGTTAGTATCAAATTCTTCAGTTTGCAATAAAATCTTAGTAAGAGTTCCTGTTGCAAGTGTTTGTGAAGAACTTTGGTAAGCACTAAACGCTGGCATATTGCCACTAACCATCATTGTTCCAGTAGCGTCTGGAATCGTGATAGTCTGATTAGAGTTTGTAGAAGGGCCAGCCAAGGTCATTGTTCCTGACCCTGTTGCGCTTGCTGATGGGATTAGTGCCGCCATTATTGTGTTCCTTCGTCTGCGGGAGTAGGCTCATTTCCTTGCGCTTTCCAAAGAAGAAAGGCTTGGTAGTCTGTGTTGTCTGGGTCAAAGGGAATGAATGCGCTATCAGACAGACGCTTAGTCATTTGCTGATTGATTTCACCATTTGGTGTCTTTACTTGTTTATACATTTATAACTCCGCTGATGCCGTCCAGTGTTGGTAATAATCGCCATTACTTGTTGCACTACCACTACCAGATGCATAAAAATTAGTAGAGCCAAACCCTGTGTAGTAGAGATTACTTGTAACCGCCGCATTGCTAGGGCCATTCATTGTTCCAGAGCCGCCTGTATATGGGTTATATGGGGTTACAGTTGGGGTTGTACGCTTAGTAACTTTAAATGGGCAATTTAAAAATGGTCTATTAGTAGATGTGTTGTAGCAAATAACGGCAATACATCCAGCGTTTGTTACTGTACCCACCGCAGTTCCATAATCATAAGACGTTTCAAAATACCTCTGACATAACTGCAACTCAGTACCATAAGGTCTGTAATCAAAAGATGTTGCGGTACTGCCTTTTTCTAGTTGTACGCCTGTGATGTAGAAGGTTGCGCCCGCTGTGTTGGACAGCAAGGTCGTGCCTGTTGCTCCAGTGACAAATGCGTTGTTCCAAGTGTTTGCTGTGCCAAGGCGGGAGGCGTCAGCACCAAGACAAAACTCAACTTGAATCCCACGACCGTTAGTCGTTAACCATGTGCCATCTGGGCATCCAGCAAGCGTTATTGTTTTGTATTCCCAAGTGTTTGCTGAATTTACCGTGTAGGTTGCGGGAAATGCTCTTGTTGAATCATTGTTCAAAAAGCCAACACTGTAAGTACCCGTGACGCTAGATTTCACCCAAAAAGAAAGAGTAACCGACTTTGCGTTGGCGGTTCCAAACATAAGGTCAGCAGAGTTGTACCCTTCAATCCGATGAAGAATACCAGTCCTTCCTCCTGAGCCATATGCCGTTGCCGCTGTAGTAACGGTGTACTTGTAAGAGTAATTGAAGCCACTGTTAGATGGCGCATCAGTAACTTGCTGGGAAGTAATGACCAACGATGTGATTGCAGTTACTACAGTCTGGAATCTATCCAACGCATAATCTCCAGTTGTAATTGCCGCCCCCGCATTACGCTGGTCAATCACCATCGCACCATTGATGATGCGGTTACGCAGACTGTTTATGTTTGGCGAAATAACTCCGCCATCTGAACTGGTTAAGTTATCAGTATTTACTGTGCCATAAGCCATTTATGCAATCTCCTCGGCATAACGCCATTTGTAACCATGTGCTGTTTTGGCTTTGCCATTGCAACATTGATGAATTCCAGTTCTGCATCCATTTATTGCTCTTCCAGCATCTGCTACCGAATCGTATTTTGTTTCTGTTCCATCCGCATCTATACGCATAACAGGATTAGATTTTTTTCCAGCACCTGATGGACGCTCTCTGCCATACAACGGACTATCCATACCTTTTAATTTAGGTACTCCGCGCATGGGGCTAGGTTTACCCCACATTGGGTTGTCTGCGCCCTTTCTGCCAACCCACGGACGCTTCTGTCCAATAGATGGACTGGGTTTACCAAACATAGGATGTTGTTCACCCATAGGCGCACCATCCATTCCATTCTCAGGAATTAAATTAGCCCACTCTATGTTAGAACCAATTTTATTTTCTTCACTAAATTGTTTGGCGGCTGACAGGCATCTTTCTTTGTCAAAATAAACACCTAAAATTCCAACTTTTACATCTTTGCCATGTTTTTTCATGTGGCGTTTCCAATATAAACCACTACCTTTGTAATGATTTATATTAGAAAATCTTGTTGTTTTACAGAAATATTTTAATCCTGTAATGTTATGTTCAATAACAAGTAAAGCAGTTGGATTAAATGTCATAGGATTAACCATCTCTGGCCTGCGCTAATCGAAACCGCTTGACCGCTTGCCACAGTTATCGGGCCAACCGAAAAGCCATTGTTTCCGCTTGCTATCGTGTAACTTGCGCTTACTGTCGTACTCATCAAAGAAATACCATTACTAGCAATAGGTGCTGGCGCAGTTAACTCACCCGTACTTGGCTTATACAAATACTTGGTGTTACCCGTATAAATTGTTGTTGGCGTACCAGAGGTAGCCGCCGCAAACAATGGATATAGGTTAGTCGATGTAGTTGTGTCATTGCTAATGCTTGCACCAGCAGTTCCGTTGGCGGCTGAAGTAATCCGTCCATACGCATCAACAGTAATGTTAGTAGCCGTATAACTGCCAGCAGTCACAGCAGTTGTAGCCAATGCCACAGTACCACTTGTTGTGATAGTTCCACCTGTCAAACCCGTACCAGCCGTTATGGATGTAACAGTCCCACTATAAGCATCATTAGATGTAATAGTGAAGTTAGGATAAGTCCCACTTATACTAGTTGTCCCTGCTCCCGTCAATGCAACAGTCTGATCTGGCGCAGAGTTAGTGATCGTAAAATTAGGATAAGTGCCACTTGTGCTAATCCCTGTGCCAGCAGTTAACGCAACTGTTTGGTCAGGCGCAGAATTAGTGATAGTGAAATTAGGATAAGTTCCTGATGTGCTAATACCCGTACTAGCAGTAAGGCTCACAGTCTGATCTGGTGCGCTATTGGTAATAGTGAAGTTTGGGTATGTGCCACTCGTTGAGATGCCTGTGCTTGCAGTCAGCGAAACAGTCTGATCAGGGGCAGAATTGGTAATGGTTAGAGTGCCACTTGATGTGATTGGGCTACCAGATATGCTAATTCCTGTACCAGCCGTTGCCGCAACAGAAGTAACAGTTCCTACCGATACCGCACCAGTTTGCCCGTTAACAGAGGTGACTAGGTTGCTTTGGTCAATCTTTTGCCAGCTTTGCCGTTAAACAGTAGCCAATCGCCAATTTGCCAATCAGTAATGCCGTCTAAGTTAGTAGAACCAGCCGTTGCAACTATGTAGTAGTAGCCATTTACACCCACTCCACTAGCCAATGTAGGAGTGTTAGTAGATGCGTTCCATGTTCCTTGGTAACTCAGTCCACCAGCGACAGATGCCCAAGAAAGAGCCGTTCCATTAGTAGTTAAAAACTTGCCTGAGTTTCCTGTTTGACTAGGAATCAGGTTTGTTATCTGTGTTTGTAGGGAGGCTAGAGTATCAAGGACAGACTGAGAAGTGCCGCCACCATTAGTAATGACTTTGATGCGTTCCGCAAGATCAGGAGCAACAACTTCACCAACATTGAGTTCAACACCACTAGACAAGCCAATGACAAGGCTACCATCAAAATCGATACGAGCAAAGGAGACACCAATACCATCATTACCATCGATTCCATCACGCCCATCGCGTCCATTCTCGCCTTTAACTCCTTGAACGCCTTGCTTTCCATCACGTCCATCTTTTCCATTCTTGCCATCCCTTCCATCTTTTCCGTCTTTTCCGTCTTTGATGGAGGCAACTCGCTTCTCTAGTGTGTTTCCCACTAAGTCATAACGAGATTGAATGTCGGCTTCAATTTTCTTTAAGGCATCAATAACTAGGTTGACGTTTTCACCAATGCGTTGCTTTTGAACCTCTTTTGACTTGGCAATAGATAACTGAATAGCGTCAAGTGCCGCCTTCTTCTCAGCATCGGTCATGTCTTCTAGGTTTGGAATGATGTCACTCATCTTCTTAGGCTCCCAGATAACTCTTCAAGAAAGTCATTCTCGACTTTTGCAAGGTTTTCTTGTTTATTCGCCATCTGTAACTCAACAATTTTGCTCTTATTCTTGATGTCTGCTTCTTTGAGCATCAATTCAGCAATCTTAACCCTTTTATCAAACTCTCTTTGGTTAGCATCTGCCTCACTTGGCAAATTCTTGGTCAAAGATGCACTCATTTTGGCTTGAACTTCTTGCGGCATCAACTGAGCCTCGACAGACAACTTGGTAGCCTCTGCACGATTCTGTTCTGCCTGAGTAGTCTGAACTGCAATCTGTGCTTGAGCCGCTTGCAATGCCAATTGTTGCTTAACTTGCTCCATCTCTTGTGCTTGTGGGTCAGGTTGGCTCATCTTGTCCAACATCTGTATCAACTCATACCTATTAGACAGGCTTGAATTGGTCAAAATGCCTTTCAAGATGATTGGCAACACAGGCGTGTTCGGGCCAAGCGTCTGCAAAAGCCCAATAAACTGCTGTTGCTCGTACTCTCTAGCAATAATTCCCAAGGTTGCCGTAGGTATGAAGTTCATATCCACAGATGGATAACGCTCTGGATCGAACTGCATATAGCGGAAAGCCGCTTTTTGGATAAACGGAATCAAGAAATCCTCTTGGAAGTTCACCAAAGTGCGTTTGTACTTCTTGATGATAGAAGCGACAGCCATAGACATACCGCCTTGACCACCATCTCTAGCCACATTGCTAATCATGCCTTGGGAATCCAATGTTCCTGTTGCTTGCAACAACATACGTTCAAAGTCTTTGGCAGTAGCCAAGTTGTTGGGGTCGCTTTGACCGAACTTAAAGGGGTAGAGAATCTCAGAAGGTGCGCCATTGGTGAGGATTGCCTTGCCAGGCTTTACTTCAAACTTCATCCCCCGTGGCAAACGGGTCGCATCCATAGCAATCATGGGGCTAGTTGTAAGTGCCAAGGAATCTAAGTGTGAGCGGGTCTGAGCATCAATAGCCTTTTGCATATTGAACGCTTTTTCTACTGTGCCTCTGCCAAGTAAGCGATTAGGTACTGTGTCATCCTGATAACTTAAAACAGGGCGATCCTTCATCATGTACGGGTTTTCTTCTGCTTTGAGAAGTTGACCATCATTGGCAATCACGACAATGGCTTCCACCATGTCTGAGTAGTCTTCAGCCACAGAGTTCTCAGGAAACAACTCCACAATGTCTTTGTTTTCCTTGAGATTGTTTAAGTACTCTCTTGGGACTAAACCATAGTAGGTCAGGAGAAGAACCTTCTCGTCCTGATACTGGCTTACCTCTTGGGTAGGCTCTAAGTCTGTATCCTCACCAGTAGTACCAATATCAACCTTGCGATAGATACCCTTCTCTATGCCTTGGACAATCTTGTGAATCGAGATGTATTTCTCGATAGCCACTCCCATGCAGTCATCAATGGAAGTTCCGTTGGGATCGAACAAGAAGTTCTTGGGATTGATAGGCATGATCTTCACGCCAATCCTGTCTTTTTCCATGACACCGATAGCCGCTTGCCCTTGCATATTGGGGATGGCTTGGGTGGCGGGGACGTATTCTTTCTCAGTCTTGACAACAATCTCGCCTATGCCTGTGCCATAGATTTCAGCCATCAACTCAATTTGGTCAATCGACTTCCTGATTTTGTCTTTCTTGAAGTCTTCCATCAGTTGAGCCTTGATTAACTCAACATCTATGGGGTTGCCGTTGTAGTCTCTGATGTCATCTTCAATGTCAAAGAACTCGCCTTGACCAAAGATTGCTTCCATGATCTCAGCATGGCGTGTTTCTACTGCTTGTTGGGTGGCGGGGGTGACAATGCGTGAACGCTCAGATTCGCGGGTTTTATCTTCAGAAGCCCATTGACCACGGAAGATGCGCTCGTACTCTAGGTATTGGGGAAGAAAATTGGTATCTCTGTATTCACGCCAACGATTGCAATGGTCTGTCACAAAAGCCGTCAACTCTT